GGCCACTGACACTCTGGGCAACGCGATCTCGGCGACGACGGCTGAGATTTCGGAGATGTCGCTGGCGGCGGCTTACCTCCGCCCCACCATCACGGGCGGAACCGGCAGCGCGATTGACGTGATCATCGTCTTCCGGGGCTGATATGAGCATTCTTCGGACAGCACTGGCGAACAAGCGGAGACTCGCAATGGCACAGGCACAGGATAAGGTCTCGGCGGCGTCGGTGCTGGCTGGGATGATGGCGGCTCTCTCGGACCCCGCCAAGGCGACGGAGCAGCTTGCTGAACTGCAGGCACGGCTTGCAGAGGTCGACGCTCGGATGGCGCAGATGGCTGAGGCGCAGGCCCAGCTTGAGGCTACGGGGGCGGAGGTGCGCGCAGCACAGGCGGTCCTTGCGCAGAACGAGGCGGACTTCGCTGAGCGGGTTAAGACGCTCGAAGCGCAGCAGCGCACGATGGCTACCGACGAGGCACGGCTCGAGGATCGCAAGGCTAAGCTGGCCCGCGACGTGGCAGCGCAGAAGGAGCAGGTTGCGGCGGATAAGGCTGCGGCCAAGGCCAGTGCTGCGGCGCTGGAGGCCCGGGCTGCCGAGCTTGCAGCCATCGAGGAAGGGTTCAAAGACGAGCACGCCCGACTGGCTGCCGCCGACGCTGGCCTGACGGTGCGGGAGATGAAGCTCGAGGCTGCTGAGGCGGACTACAACCGCCGGATCGCAGCGCTCCGCACGGCGATGGGGAACTAATACATGGCCAACGCGATCTACCCGAAGTGGAAAGAGGCGATCATCCAAGCGTCGGCCAACTCCTCGCTCGGTGGGACGGTTAAGATCGCGTTGGTCGACACCGGCACCTACACCTACAACTCGGCGCATGAATTTCTGACGTCGCTTACTGGGCGGGTCGGGACGGATCAGACGCTCGGAACCAAGACCTTCGTCAACGGGACGTTCGACGCGGCCGACGTGACCTTCACCTCGGTGTCCGGCGCGACGGTTGAGGCGCTGGTTATCTACATCGACACGGGCACCGCGGGCACCTCGCGCCTCGTGGCGTACCTTGACACTGGCTACACTAACCTGCCGGTCACGCCGAACGGGGGTAACATCGTCATCACCTTCGACGCTGCGGGCATCTTCACAATCTGAGGTGGCCAATGGCTAAGCTGGTTAACCGGGCGAAGATGTCCACGGCGACGACCGGGACGGGTACCATCACACTTGGTTCCGCTGTCCCGGGCTTCCAGACATTCGCTGCCGCCGGTGTGGCGAACAGCGACGTGGTTCGCTACGCCATCGAAGACGGCACCGCGTGGGAGATCGGCACGGGGACTTACACGTCATCCGGCACGACGCTCTCCCGCACGCTGCTGTCGTCCAGCACCGGGTCGCTGCTGAGCTTGTCCGGCTCGGCCACGGTGTACGTCACGGCCACGGCTGAGGACTTCGCCACCATCGACTTCCCCGTGCAGGCTTCGGAGCCTTCCGCGCCTGCGGCGGATCATGGCCTGCTTTATGCCCGGACCTTGGCTGGCCGCGTTGTCCCGAAATGGATGTCGCCTACGGGCGTGGATTACCCGCTCCAGCCGCATACAGGATTTAACAACGTCGCCCTCTGGCGAGGGGGTGCTACCACGACTGCGGCCACGTTTGCGGCGACGGACGGCTCATTCCCATACACGTCCGCATCTCCCAGCGCACCGCTGATCCCAACGCTTGCCTCCACCTCGCTGCGGAACCAGACCTATCGTGGTACGATCCGCACGGGTACCACATCTGGTGCGCTTGCTTACATCCGTGCCAACACGCTCCGCATCTGGCGCGGCAACGCGGCTGGGCTGGGCGGCTTCTTCGTCGTCATGCGGTTCTCGCTGTCTGGCACGATCCAGACTGGGCAGCGGTCGTTCATCGGCATCTCGGACAGCGTTGCCAACCCGACAAACGTCGATCCGACAACCAACACCACCCCCGGCAAGATCGGGCTGGCGCAGAACGCGGCGACGGGGAACTGGTCCCTTGCCCACAACGTCACAGGCACGGCGCCGACACTTATTGCGTTGGGCGCTAGTTTTCCCATCAACAACACGGACCTCTACGAGATCGCCCTGTTCTCGGCCCCCAACGGATCGAGCATCGGCTACCGCGTTGCGAACTGGTCCACGAACCAGCAGACCAGCGGGTCGCTGACGACCAACATTCCGGCGGCGACCACCTTCATGGCACCCGTGATGTGGATCACGAACAACGCGCAGAGCGCGCAGAGCGAACTCGACTTCATTTCCACCTACGTGGAGACGGATTACTGACATGCGGAAGGCGTTGCTGGATCAGGACAACCGCGTCATCGACCTTCAGGAACCGTCGGCTGACAACGCCGCGTGGCCTGACGCTGGGCCGACCGTCTCCATCGGGTGCTTCTACGTGCCTGCCGACGGCAGTTACCTGCCACCGCCGCCACCGCCCGCGATGCCTGAACCTGTGCCGCAGACGATCTCGCGCTTTCAGGCCAGACAGAGGCTGCACCAGATGGGGCTGCTGGATGACGCCGAGGCGCTGGTCATTGCACAGGGCACCGAGGCGGCGATGGCTTGGGAAGATGTCTACGAGTTCAACCGGGACAGCCAGCTTGTCAACGGCGTGGCGCCGCAGTTGGGGATGGATCAGGACGATCTGGACGACTTCTTCCGGCTGGCGGCAACCATAAGCATTTAAGGGGGCAGGATGCTTGGATTCTACCCCCTTGGCTCCGCACCTCTTGGGGACGATGGGGTAGTTGACCCTAACGTGTACCTGATCGGTACACGCTATACGAACCCAAACAGCTTTGGTTCCGGCAGCGTCAGCGTTGGTGCGGTCACATTGACCGGCACGCTCTACACCAACCCGGACTCCTTTGGCGCGGGGACAGTCACCGCGGCGGGCCCCACTCAGACTCTCACTGGTACGCTATACACCAACCCAGACAGCTTCGGTGCGGGCTCGCTGGCAGCGAGCATTTCTCTGACCGGTACGCTCTATACTAACCCAGACAGTTTCGGCGCCGGTTCGCTGGCGGCCAGCATTACTCTGACGGGCACTCGGTTCGGGGACGCGGATACCTTTGGTGCGGGCAGTCTGTCCACCGTGATCAGTATTGTCGGTACTCTATACGACGACGTAGATACATTTGGTGCTGGTGTGATTACAGGCGGTGGTACCGTCGGGCCCAGTTACAACCCGCGCAGCATCGTGATGCGGCGGTTGCAGCCGTGGAAGAAAAAGTACAAAGTTTGACAGGAAGCCCTGAACTTGCTAGGAGTAGTACATGGCTGGACTTACGATCCTTCGTGTTGTGGGCAATGAAGAGCTTGTTCGCGCCGAGCGTGAACGGGCCGAGAAAGAACTTGCCGACCGCCAGTCTAGCTCCGTCATGCTTGGCATCACGGCCTATCTCAAGCAATGCTGGGATGCGGCGCGTATCGCGCGTGACCCGATCACCGACATCATGCTGCGTGCGATGCGGCAGCGAAACGGCGAGTACGAAGCCGACACCCTCCGGGCCATCAAGGAGCAAGGCGGCTCCGAAGTCTACATGATGATCACCGAGGTCAAATGCCGGGCGGCCGAGAGTTGGCTGCGCGACATCCTCCTCGACAGTGGGTCCCCTCCGTGGGACCTGCAGCCTACACCCATTCCGGACCTGTCGCCCAAAGAGGCGGAGGAACTACAACTCGCCTTCGCCGAGCGAGTCATGGAGGTTCTCCAAGGCAGCGGGCAGGCACCCAGCCGTGCTCAGCTTGCCGAACTCAAGGAAGTGGTGGGGCAGGAGTTCCGCTTCAAAATCCTGCAGGCGGCGCAGAACCGCGTCGATCGCATGAAGGTCAAGATCGAGGACCAGTTCGTCCAAGGCGGCTGGGCCGATGCGTTCAACGAGTTCATCACCGATCTTGTCACGTTCCCGGCGGCTTTCATCAAGGGGCCGATCGTCCGCCGTCAGCGGTACCTCAAGTGGTCTGGGTCGAGCCTGCAGCCCGGTGAGCGCATCGCTCCTGAGTATGAGCGCGTCAGCCCGTTCAACATTTACCCCGAGCCGGGGATCACGCGCATCAACGATGGGTACATCTTCGAGTACCACGAGATGACCCGCACCCAGCTGGCCGATCTGATTGGCGTGCCGGGCTACGATGACGCCGCCATCCGCAAGGTCCTTGAGATCGGTAACACCCAGTCGTGGGTGCAAGAGTGGCAGAAAGACTCCCGCGAGGAAGAGGAACGCAAGTTCCACACAGAGTTGCGGCCGACGGAGGTCTACGACGCCCTTGAGTTCTGGGGCAAGATCAGCGGCCGTATGCTCCAAGAGTGGGGCATGTCCGAGGAGGAGGTCCCCGATCCGGATCGCGAGTACGACGCGAACATCTGGGCGGTGGGCAACTACATCATCAAGGCTGTGCTGAACTACGACCCGCTGGGGGAGAAGCCCTATGCCAAGACGTCGTTCATCAAGCAGCCCGGCGCCTTCTGGGGCAAGGGTATCCCGGAGATCATCGAGGATATTCAGAACGTCTGCAACGCTGCAGCACGGGCGCTGATCAACAACATGGCGATCGCCTCTGGCCCGCAGGTCGAGGTTAACCTCGAGCGTCTGCCGCCCAACGAGGACATCACCCAGCTGCGTCCATGGAAAATCTGGCAGGTGCTCAACGACCCGCTGGGTTCGAGCGCACCGGCGGTGCGGTTCAACCAGCCTAACGACAACGCCAACACACTGGTCGGGGTCTACGACCGGTTCTCCCGCATGGCTGACGACCACAGCGGCATCCCGGCCTACATCTACGGCGACACTAACGTGCAGGGCGCAGGGCGCACAGCCTCTGGCCTGTCCATGCTGATGGGTTCGGCTGGTAAGGGTATCCGGCAGGTGGTGATGCATATCGACAACGACGTGCTCAAGACCATCGTGCACCGGCAGTTCGTCTACAACATGCGCTATGATCCGGACGAGTCCATTAAGGGCGACGCACAGGTCGTGGCGCGCGGGGCAGTGAATCTCGCGGTCAAGGAGACGGTCAACGTCCGCCGCGTGGAGTTCCTCAACGCGACTGCGAACGAGTTCGACATCAACATCATCGGCACCGACGGCCGCGCAGCACTGCTGCGTGAAGTGGCCAAGGGGCTGCAGATGCCGGTCGACGACATCGTTCCGTCGCGTGAGAAGCTGGCGATGCAGACGCGCACTGCCGCGTCGCAGATGCCCGCTCCCGGCGGGGGTCAGCCCGCCATGGAGAATACCGATCTTGCTGGCGCTCCCGCCGGTGGGACCAACCTAATAAACGGGGGGCCGCAGTGAAGCCGGCCACCCCCGAAGTAATCCACGCGCTGGCCAACAGCGTCCGTCAATACCCGGTCCTCGTTGAGTGGATGGGAGAGTGGCGGATGTCTGAGCTTGAACGGCTGCCCAGCGTCGGATCGCAGAACGTGACACTTGCACAGGGGCGGTGTCAGGTTCTGACTGAGCTATTTCGGCTCATGAGTGAGTCCCCTGACTTAGCAGCAAAGTCCCGTAGGGGCAGCTGATCCACCACGCACACCCGAGAGGAGCGTTCACAATGGCTATTCCAGAACAAATTCGCAAGCAGTCCGAGGCTGTTGCAAAGCTGTATGAGGACCTTAACCCCGAGCCCGGCACTGCCGCGGCGGGAACTGATGTCCTTGAGGCTGAGCCTGCCGACGGTGCGGGTGAAGTTGTCGCTGAACCGGCGCCCGCCGAGCAAGGGCGACCCGGTACCCCCAAGGAAGACCAGACCGCAGAGCAGCGCTACCGCACCCTGCAAGGGATGTACAACGCTGATACTGCCCGCCTTCGGGCGGAGAACAACCAACTGGGCCAACGCGTCACGCAGCTAGAACAGCTGCTCTCGACGTTCTCTGCTCCCCAGCAGGCATCTGCACAGGCAGCGGCGGAGAAGCTCATCACCAACAAGGACGTGGAAGAGTACGGCGATTCGATCGAGGTTATGCGGAGGGCTGCCCGTGAGGAAGTCTCTGCAGCTAACCAGCAGATCGCCGACTTGAAAAAGATGGTCATGCAGTTGCAGGCCAATGTCGTCCCCAAGGTCGATGGCGTGGTCCAGCGTCAGGCGTTGAATGCCGAGCAGATGTTCTGGTCGGAGTTGTCGTCGGAAGTCCCGGACTGGCGTGAGATTAACGCTGATCAGGGTTTCCACAGCTGGTTGCTGGAGGTTGATCCTCTGTCGGGTATGACCCGTCAGACCTACCTCGATGCGGCGCAGGGGCAACTCGACGCGAAGCGGGTCGCTGGTTTCTTCCGGACGTGGCAGTCTATGAATAGCGGTTCTGTTGCTCAGCAAACTCGGACCGTAACTGCTTCCCAACTTGAGCGTCAGATCGCTCCCGGCCGTGGTCGCACTACTGCGACTACTACTGTGGGTAACGACGCTAAGTCATTCTCGCGTACTGACGTCGCCAAGTTCTTTGACGATGTTCGTCGCGGCGTGTATAAAGGTCGGGAGCAGGAGCGTGACCGGATCGAGCGCGACATCTTCGCTGCACAGCGAGAGGGTCGTATCACCTAAAACTGCCTAAGTGAAAGGACAACACATGGGCTATCCTGTCTCCTCCGGCCGCCCGGACTACTCGGGGAACTTCATCCCCGAGATTTGGTCGGGCAAACTGATCGAGAACTTCTACGATGCCACCGTGCTCGCAGCGATCTCGAACACCGACTACGAAGGCGAAATCCGCCGCATGGGCGATACGGTCAACATCCGTACCCAGCCCAACATCACCATCCGCGACTATGTCAAGGGTCAGAACCTGACCGTTGAGAACCCGGATGCTCCGAAGCTGCAGCTTGTCATCGACAAGGGCGACTACTTCGCTTGCGTCGAAGATGACATCGACCGCATCCAGTCGGACGTCAAGCTGATGGACATGTGGTCGAAGGACGCTTCCGAGCAGATGAAGATCAAGATCGACCAGCGCGTGCTGACCGATCTGCTCCCGGGCATCGGCGCGTTCAACAAGGGCGGCACTGCTGGTCAGCAGTCGGCAGCCTTCAACCTCGGCACGACCGGCTCCCCGCTGACCGTGACCAAGGACGGCGCTGGTGGCACGACCGCTGTGGTCGACCTGATCGTCGACATGGGCACCGTGCTGGACGAAGCTAACGTCCCGGAATCGGACCGCTTCATCGTCATCCCGGCCCGCATGGCTGGTCTGATCAAGAAGTCGGAACTGAAGGATGCTTCGCTGACCGGCGACGGCACCACCCCGATCCGCAACGGCCGCCTCGGCATGATCGACCGCTTCACGCTCTACGTGTCGCACAACCTGAACGTCTCGTCCGGCAAGACCTCGCTGATCGCGGGTCACAAGATGGGCTTCACGTTCGCTTCGCAGATGACCGAGATGGAGACGCTGCGTGCGGAATCCACCTTCGGCAACATCGTTCGCGGGCTGCAGGTGTACGGCTACAAGGTTGTGAAACCGGAAGCTCTGTCGCAAGCCGTCGTCCAGTTCGCATAAGGAGGGACAACAATGGTTGCCTACACTGACTCCCTCGAG